CTGCTTGATTCGGTCGGTGGTGTCATCGTAGGCAATCTGGGTCCGGGTGTCGGGAATCTTGCGATACCACTCGGTCATGAACGCGGTCTTGCTGGTGCCCAGACGCTTGCCCCTATCGACCACGAGGTACTGACCATGCAGGTCCTTGTACCCGTTGGATGCAGGGGTTCCCGTGAGCCCGGTGATCCACTTGAAGTGATCCAAGACATTGTGATTACGCTGCCCGTTGAACACGGCTCGAACTCGATCAGTTGTGCTGTTCTTACACTTTGATATTTCGTCCCATACGAGGCCATCGAACGGGAGCGGTCGGTTCTTACTGATGAAGTAGGTCGCCAGGGTCTCCGAGAGCCAGCCGAGGTTCTCGTAGTTGATGAGCCAGATGTTCGCCGGCCGTAGGAGAGCCCTGGTCCTCTGGTCCCGGGTGCCCGTGAGCATGCTGAACGTCAGGTGCTTGGTGTGCGACCACTTGAGGGCCTCCTGCCTCCAGACCAGACGGATCACCCGGATGGGTGCAACGATAACGACCCCGCGCAGGTGATTGCAGGCCAACAGGTGCGCGATGCTGGTGAGGGTGATGGGGGTCTTGCCGAGGCCCATGTCGAGCCAGAGCATCGTGGTCGGCATGGAGCACTGGAAGTTGACGGCACGCTTCTGATAGTCGTGCAGGAGGTCAGGGGTTAGCACGGCCGGCACTCCATATACGCCCGGATCACTTCTGCCGCGACTTGCGGGACGATTGCATTGCCATACGCCCGTAGTCGCCCTACTCGGTTGGATACCCCCTTGATTAAAGGAAAGGCATCGGAGACATGGCGCTCGAAGGTTTGACCCCACGCCTCCTGTGCGTGGCGTGCCAGAACTGATGACAGAAAACGCACAGCGTCTGAAGGTTGGTTGATAGATTGTTGGTCCAATCCTCGTCGATATGATGAACGTGTAACCTGTAGTCGCTCCCACAACACTCGCAACTCTCCCTCCGGTGCTTGCGTGCTTGGGCGTGGTAAGCCTTGCGCGAGAGACCACCCTTGGTCCGTGAGTTGGCGCAGGAAAGAGAGCAGAACTGGCGCATCTCGAACGCTTGATAGTCTTCGAGTCTGCCGTTGAATCGCTTGCGCACCAAGCGACACCCACACATCGAGCATCGCTTCTCTGATGTCGGTTTTGGTTGACGTGGCATATTCGGTCACCTCTTGCGTGATTTGGTAGATGCACTCGGGGCGCAGTCGTCCCATGCTTTCGGATAACCCATCAACCATCTGGAGTGGGACGGATTCAACTGGCCTCCACTTCCCGTCGCGGCAGGGGAGCCAGTCGCAGGGAGTCCAGGGAGAGGTCCCTCGTGGCTCCCATGGGCGTCCGGGAACCCCCACTTGTTCGCCCGAGGCGTCGACCACGGTTCCGCCAGCCACGCGACCCGACCCAGCAGTGCATTCAGGGGTACGTTGTCGCACTGGCTCCCGTCCTTGTGGTCCCGGGTTGTTGTTGGCCAACTGGTCAGGTGTTGGGCGTAAATCGCAAGGTCTGTCCCCGCATTCGGACGATTGAACATTCGTTCCGAATAACCCTGCGGGTCCGATGTCCGACTCGCGTTGATGTTGGACACCATCGGAGTCGGCCACGAACCAGAGTCGCTGCCGGATGTGCGGAGCCCCGACGCCCGCAGCAGGGAGACCGACTGGCGCGAAGGCGTAACCTTCTCCTTCCAAGTCATCTTGAACAAGGTCGAGCCACCCGTGGGCAATCGCTGCTTCAACCTGTTCACCAAACACGACTGGAGGTCGCTGTGCCCGTATAAGATGGAACCAATGCGGCCATAGGTGCCGCTCGTCAACCACCCCATGTCCTTGGCCTGCGACGCTGAAAGGTTGACAGGGGCAGCTGCCGGTCCAGACGGGTCTGTCGTCAGGCCATCCCGCGAGTCTGAGGGCCAGGGACCAGCCTCCGATGCCTGCGAAGAAGTGGCACTGGGTATAGCCAACCAGGTCGGAAGGTCGGACATCTGAAATTGATCGGTCATCTACGTCTCCGGGTGCTATGTGCCCTGCGGCAATGAGGTTGCGCAGCCACTGCGCCGCGTATTTGTCGAACTCGTTGTAGTAGTGGGGGTGCACTCGCATCACTGCTCCCGCATCATGTCCACGATGAGCCGGCCAGCCTTCACCGAGTCCACCACGAACACCATGACCCTGTGACCCCGGAGCCTGTCGTGCTCCCGGGTCTGCTGGGGCGTGGGCTTCTGACCCTCGCGTTTGAACTCGACAAAGAACACCGTGCCCTTGGGGGTCACGAACATACGATCGGGGACCGCGGCGCGTGCGGGGCTGGTGAACTTGTAGACCAGCATCCCGGCGTCGTGAGCGTAGTCGCAGACGTTACGTTCAATCTGTTTTTCCAGCATCACTGCTCCTAGAAGGGTATTTCATCATTCAACCAACCACTGTGCCCAAGTTCAATCAACTTGGCACGCAGTCGTTCGATGGTGTGATCCCGCTTATCTAGGTCGATGTGTAATTGCAACCTGTAGTCTTTCATCGACGTACCAGATGAGAACAGCGACTGCCAATGGTCCGCCTTGTTTCGCATTCGGTCGTGCCAGGGGGCACCTGTGCGCGGGATCATCTCTGCGGCGTGAGACAAATCGTAGGCACAACGACGAGCGCACCGCAAGGTGATTGAAAGCGTCTCTGCGAGTCCATCATCCGGGGTGGGCTCATCAAGCCAGCGGCGGATCAATCTTTTCAACATGGGCGTTCCTTGGTGTAGTGGCGATGAGTTGTCGAAGATACTGGATCAGGTCGTGTTGGGCCTGCATCTTGAGGTAAGCCTCGGATGCGAACTTGGCAAGGTTCTCGTGGGTCCAGGTTTCGAAGGTGGGGAGGTCGGGGGTCATGCTCGTACTCGACTGATCAACCATGTCCAGATCGCACCACCTGCAATCTTGGCGATAAACATTGATGCGACAATCTTCGGATCGATCCCGCCGAACGCCATCGCGGGGAACACGATGCTGTCAACCAGTGCACCGGCCACATTCGAGGCGTTTGCCCGCTTGATCCAACTGCCACCCATCCTTGCAAACACTGCCCAATCTGCGACTGCTGCGGCCATGAATGCGACGGCGCTGGCCACCGCGATTTGTGCGGCCGACGGGTTCAGTGCATACGTGATGCAACCTGACACTGCGATCAGCAGTCCCATCTGCCACGCCTTGATTCGGACGTGCAACCAGTCTCGTAGCGCGAGGTCCAGACCAATCAGAACGAACGCGTTGAGCGGGATCACCGCTGGTCCGAACTGAACAATCGACAGGTTCGCCAGCGTCATGGCGAGGGCGTAAACGAGAACCGCAAAAACTATCATGTTGACTCCTTGGGAAATACCCACTGGTTAGGGCTGTTGTAAAACTCGATTCGCTCACGCATCACTTGAGCGCGGGCCTCCTTGGTCAACGGGAGGTAGTTCCCACTTGACCAATGCTTATCAATGCCGACGTTGCGTCCAATATTCGTGCTGTCGGCACTGGTAAACGGTATCTTGGTGAACACCTTGGGGTTGAGCATCCGGAGCCCGTGGATCTTGCACCTCGGGTATCCCGATGGATCACAGATCACCTCCATCATCTCGGACATGCGACCCCACCATGCGGGGTTGCCAACCACCGCGTAGTCTCCCGAGCTGCCGAGGCAGACCCTCGGCCAAGTGGTTACGAGTCGCTCCAGTCGTTCAAGACTTTCATGCATGTGCCACACGGGGGCACCTTGGTCAATCCGCATCGGCCACTGCATGAGCAGAAGATCGTTGTCGTCCTCATTCCCGTCGATTACGTCCGGTATCACTGCGAAGTCGCACGAGGGGTGGCGTAGACACATCGACGCCCACTCGTAGAACTCAGACCAGTCCTTGATGGGGTGACCGGACCGCCATGCGCTGAATGCTCCGTTATCAATTGCGAATGATTGACAGACGCTTGTAGCCACGGACAACTGATCCTTGTGTCTGAAGGAGACGAAGGCGTGACCCACGTTCACAGCTTTGAGTGCAGCGGTGGACGGTGTAATGGGTAGACCATGGTAGTGAATCACGACAACCCATTCACAAGTTTCTCGACTTCCTGCACGTAGTAGTCGAAGTCCACCCGAGCACCCTGAGCCTCTGACACATCGTTGCACGGAGTCACCTTCCACCCGGCCTCGACGCCTATCTGGCGCCAGAGTTCCTTGCCCTTGAGGGGCGGCATCTGCTTGAACAGGTGGCCCCCGTCCTTGGTGACCAGGTAGCGCGTGGTGTTCTGCAGCGGGAACTGTGTGTCGCCCCACTGTTCGCGCCACTCGATCACCAGTGAACTTGACCGCGGCACCTTGACCCGGAGCATGAAGTCCATGATGTCAGGCCACGCCTCCACGGTCTCCCGAATCGGAGCGCCTTCGAGTAGCACCTTCTCAGCCACCTTCGGGACTACCAAGGCGCTGTGATTCTGGTGCCATTCCATGTCGTACTCGTAGGCGCCCTTGCGCTTAACCTTGCCGTTCAGGTACTGCCCGATGTAGTTGTTCACGTCCCTGATGCACATCTTCTGGTAGGTGGCATGTTCCAAGGTTAGACGGGTTTTCCACTGCCACCATTCACACGTCTCCTGAAGCGCGGAACTGGACCCGTGGGGCATGCGCAGCGTGAGGCCATCAGTGTTGCACTGGATCAGCCGCACCCCCGGCACGTTGAGCAGGATGTTCTCGGCCAGCAGGCACAGTAGCAGTTGGCCCGACAGGGTGATCCGCATCGTGAACAGCGGGTCGTAGAACACCGAGAACACGTTGTTGCTGTCGCCGTAAACCCCGTTGAGCGCGAGCTTAAGCATCGCGTTCTCCGGGCTCCCCTTGGGGTAGGACTTGCGCTGCTCGAACAGGTGCGAGTAGATGTCGACGAACGTGCGCCCTAGGTGATGTGGATGGAACCCGTTAGCAATAGCCAGAGTAGGGTAGTAGCTAGTGACATCAAGATCAACGATAACGCTTTCAGAATCAGACTCCACAACTTCCGATTCGATAGAACCATGGATGCCGCCCAGACCGAAAACGAAAGTGAAGCCAGCGATAGTA